TGTTACAAGCTTTTCCTTCCATCCGATTCGGCAGAGTTCGGTCAAATAGTCAAATTCTTCCATACCATTTGGACAATTGAAGTGAGGCAATATTGGAGAGCTTAGAATATTATATTCTTCGCACATATCTGCAATTTTACCGGCATTACTAATTTCTTCCTCTGTATGTAAAGATAAAATATCTTCTGGAGAAGGAATATGGTAATTGTTAGATACAAAAAAGCATCTTAGCGGTACTTTACCCTTTTTCTGTAGTGTCTTTTGTATCTGTGGTAATTTTAATCTAAGAGAAGAACAAATCAATATTCTTTGATATACAGCATCTTCTCTGTCTACATAATGACTGTCACCCGTGGCTACGGTAGGAATATTTAATTCTGAACCAATTTCACGCAGACATTCTCCAATAATTGCTGCGGCAAAAAGATGATCTTTATCAATAAGCTGAATTTCTAAAAAGAAATTATCTCCAAATATTTCTAGATGCTTATCTATAACAAAACGACAGTCTTCTTTCCACATGGGTTTTAAGAACGCTTTAGCCTCTTCATAAGATTCGGCATCAAAAACATCGTTAGAAAAAAATAAGGATTCTGAAATAGCGGTACCGGGGTGTCCTGAAATACAAACATGATTTCCATTGCCCAAGTATCGCTTCATCATATCATAATCTATGCGAGGCTTATGATAAAAATTCTCTTTTAGATTGCTAGCCGATACACACTGAATAAGCTCTTTCCATCCTTGTAAATTTTTAGCTAAAATAACAACATGATTTAATTTTTTATTTCTTTCTTTTGTATCTTCGCAAATATAAAATTCGCAACCAAGAATTGGTTTTATCTTCCTTTTTTTGCATTCTGTAAAAAAGTCTACACACCCAGCAATAGACCCGTGATCAGTTAATGCGCAAGCTTTGTAACCATAGTCTTTACAGCGAGCAGCAATATCTTCGGGTTTAGACAAGCCATCTAAAAGCGAACAATGAGAATGCAAGTGAAGAGGAACCCAGCTCATTTTTATCCTTATTCATCTAAAAACGCAAATATATCCCACTTGTTTGATTTTACCGAATAATTCTTAGATAATAACAAATATAGTATATTAAAGAAATTATTGATTGATTCTTGGGTGTTAACTAGATTATGCTCAACGGTCCAAGTTAATACTTTATATTTATTAAAGTCAAAAGATTGCAATATATCAAATTCTAAACCTTCTATATCAAGACTAATATAATCAATAACATTTGGTGCATTGTATTTTTCTAAAAGCGTATTTACAGATATTGTCTCTACTAAATAATCTGTTGGAATATTTGTTAAATAAGATAACATCGGCTCATTTTGTAAATCAAAATATACAGATAAATTATCGTGTGTAAAAATCTATTTGTCGCACACATGGCAGTTTCTATTTTTTTTTAACTCTTGTATGATATTTTTATTACATTCAACACAAATACCTTTCCAGCTATATTCGGTTTCCATTAAATATGTATTAGATAAATCAATTCCATTATGAGCCCCTATTTCTATAAAAAACCCATTTTGCTTATGATTCAACTTATTTAATACCCATAAATCCTGACCCAGTTGAGAAAAACTATTCATTTAATATACAACTCCTGCCCAGCAAATGCTTTTTCAAATTTAGTTTTTTCTGCTACAGCCCGATGATATTTTAAAAATTTAATTAGAATATTCGCTGTGTTCTTAACATCCTGTAAGGCATCGTGAGCACCTTCAATATTAGCAGTTGGTAATCCAAAATATTCGCACATTGCAGTTAAGCTTCGACTTTTTATATCGGGATTATTTTCTGTCCACGCAAAAACCAAATCCATCAAGTCAATTTTAAAAATTGGATTAAATAAATTTTGGCGATTGTTTTTATCAATGTTTCCAAATTTATCACAGAGTCTATTTACGATATGCATATCGAAACCATTGATATTGTATCCACATGGAATTGGTGCTGTAAAGCTGCTTTTTTTATAGTTAAACTTGTTAACAAACTGAACGAACTTTTGCCATACTATATCTAAAGATGGGGCGGTTGACAACCCCTCTATAGTTTTATGGGTAATTTCTAGTGCCTTATCTTCCAGAGGGTCGAGCCCCATTGCCATAGCTTTTTCATCATCTAAGATTGGCAAAATTTCACTATTAAAAATTCCATTGGGCTCAATTGTAAGCTTTTTACTGTGAAGTGCAATAGCCGCTATTTGAGTTGGCTGACATTTATGCGGGTTAGCACTTCCGCTCTCGAAGTCAAAAATTATATAAGTATTATTATTCATTTATCACCTGTAGTTTTAATTCAATAAACTTGCTTACCGCTTCTTCTATATTATAATATATCTCAGAAAATTTAACCTTAGAATTATCTGAATGCACCTGATATTTACTTGTTTTATTTTTAAGATATGGAACATGATCTGTCAGATCGCATAATGTAATGTTTTTATAAGAAATAATGCATCCCGCAAATACAACAGACATGTAATCTTGCTTTATTAGCTCTTCTTGATCTTTTAACATTTTATTCTCCAAATTTATATAAATCAGAAATTGCTACATTGTAACAATCACTTTTAACTTTAAACCAATTACTTCCATCTCGTTGACCCTTGGTTAGTTTCTTAGCTTTTTCAAAATACTCTTCTTTTGGCATATATCCAAGCACCCATGCACGCCCCCATTTACCGTTAATATTTTCTATTCTTACAAAAACATAGCGATCACACTTTTGTTTAATGTTAAAATTAGCGATAGAGCATTCGTACTCTGGTTTGGGTTCTGACGTACATCTTTTAGTTTTTACTTCATACGTAATACCAGAGTCATCTATAATATCATAATCATATGTATTGCTAATAGAGCCACGTATAACAGTATTAGCAACTTCTTCTCCAAGAAAGGCAGCAATATTTCCACCTCCTTTAGTAATGGAATTTTTTAATTTGCCCATTTCCCGGGCTTTCCTCCAAGCTCTACGCTTCATTTGTTCCGTAACTTCAACTTCTATCATTCTGATGCCCCGGGTGCTTTATAATGATTAACATTAAATTTGGGATTTTTACAAGATTCCATCGCGTTTGTAATGCCGTATGTTTTAATTTGATCTTCTACATAATGGCACATTGTCTGATCAGATCCGGGCCATTTAGTTTTATAAAAGTGGCACAATCTTTGACATTTAAAACTTTTACGATTTTTATCAATAGGCTTGGGATTAATATCATTTAGTATTTCTATATATCTTTTCTTTAGCCTAGATAAAAATCTATCATAATCCGAGGTGTCAAAACACATGCTAAAAGGGCCGCCATCACGAATAAAAAAGATAGTCATTATAACGTATTCGTATTGAGGGAAAAGCTTAGAAATAGCGTAATAATATAATAGTAACTGAGCGTCATCTTGGAGTTTTTCATATGTTTTTTCTTCTCCTGTAGCCCAGTTTTTTCTTTGGCCCGTTTTATAATCTACTACTTCTAGAGTGTTGTCGCTAATTTGTGTTATTAAGTCGATAGTTCCTTTAATAGAAAGCCTGTCTCCATTTTCCATTATAGCCCAATCTTCCATAATTGGAATATCAAATTCTTGTTCTGGAGATATAATTGCGCTGTTCCTCGGATCAAATTGACCATTATTGTATTCTAACGCTATTGATACCCACTCTGCACAAGTATTGTATTCTTTAGATGTATAGTTATTTGTTTTATCTGACTGAGAATAATGTTCAAAGCTTTTATCTAGTATTGAGCTTACAAATTTTTTACTAGCTAAGGTTTTTTTAGTAAATGAGATTTCTCCTATATGTTCGTCTACAAAAAAAAGAGGCTCGTTGTTTTGAATCTTTTGTTTACAACAAGCCAGAACTTCCATTACTTTATGAACTATTGTGCCTAAATTAGCCTTTAAATTCGGTGGCTCGCTCCATCCCAAATTATAATTAAAAAAATATTTTAGCGCGCAATATTCATACGCCCCATAGCTTGACGATCTAATATATGGACATAGCATTATTTAATCTTTTTAACACCTGTTTCTCTTGGTTTAGGTTGTTCTATCCAGCCCCACGATTCAATACCTGCCAAGAGGGCTTTACACGTATCTAGTACACTCAGTTTAGAGTTTTCAATTTTTAAATCAAAGTCATCAAAATCACCGAATCCGTTTTCGCTCACATGATTATCTGATTGAGAGATAGAGCGATCTAGATATACCAGCTTTGCACCGATTTCCTTGAGTGCTACAGCCTCATTCTTAAATCGACAATCTGAAATTACAGCAATTTGAGGCCCTTCTGTTTCAATATCTTTAATCGTTCTATTAATCCAGATATTATCATACATTTTACGCATGACTTCTGTACCAAAGAACTGCATAAATTCGCGGGCAGTCATTGAGCCGGATTTATCAAAAGTAAAATTAGATGTCATTCCATAAGCATCTAAACTCCCCCAGATTTCATCTCTTTCATAATCGCTGTGTGTGTAAATACAACCCGGCATGTTTTCCCATAGCAGATGTGGCATCACACGATTTTTTTGATCGTCTGTTCCATACAAACATTCTCGCGGAATATTAAATAATTTTTCTGCGATTTCTTTTAAAGAAGAGGCAAAGGCATAATGCTTAATAAAAGGCCAAACATTGAACGCCGCCCATTCTCCAAATTCAAGGTCAGTTCGAGTAATGTCTATCAACATGTCGGCGTCTACTTCTTGCATATTTTCGTCTAGTGTTTTTGTATTAATAATAAGATCACCCTTTTCAGTAAGGCTAAAATTATTAATAATACCTAGTGATTTTAATTGATATCCATGTAGAAAATTACATAGAGTATTTTTACCGCTACCCTTCTTTCCACATAGCGCAATTATGTTTTGCATATATTTCTCCTAAAAATTTTTGTACTTGTTCAACAGACAATTCGGCAATATCTTTAGATGGTAGTTGGGGTCTGATATAATTAAATCTTCTACCACATTTTTTTATAATTTTTTCCGCTGCTTTGTTGCCAGCTTCATCAGAGTCCGTTAATAAAACAAGGGCCATAGCCCCACTTTTTTCTAATAATAATAGTTGGTCGTCGCTTAATTCTGCTCCAAAGATACCGACAGAATTTGGAAAACCAGCTTCGTGCAGTCTCCATACGCAACTTTGCCCCTCAACTATATTAACAACTCTTGTAGTTAAAATAGAAGTTTTTGCAAAATTCAATCCGTATAAAAAATTAGACTTTTGAAAGTTTTTACTATTTTTCCACTTGGCATATCCTTCATTAAGCGTTCTCCCGATACACCCAACGTATATATCGCTTTCATCATAAACAGGAACTACAGCCCGGTAATACATTTCTTTGTCTTTTGTAAAACAGTCTCCTACATCAAATTTGTTTAAAATATCTGTAGAAAAATCTCTGTCTTGCTTAGTTTTATCTTGATAAAATTTAGACGGTATTTGTAGGCTTGATCTAATCTGCTCTCTTGTTATCTTAGATTCTTGTCTTTCTAGTTCTTTATTAAAAACTTCTATAAGTTTAATTTCTTTGTATATTTTAAACTTTTTAGAATCGTCTTTAATGTCTAGGTCTTTAACATTTAAAAAACTTAAACAATGCTCAAGACATTCATCCATCGATGCCTTGCGACCATTTCTTTGGCTCAATACCCCTCTTACAAAACCGAAAATTGTTTTTTTATATTCTTCATGACATTGATTAGTCCAGCATGTCCAGTGTCCATTATCTTTTCTAATGCTGCAACCAAGATTATTATCCCCATCATGCACTGGACAACAAAAAGAATAAGAACTACCAGATTCTCTATAGTCTATTTCTAAAGATTCTAATAGTTCTGGCAATTTTTCTACAAGCAAATTACATAATTGATATATCTGCGTTTGATTCATTTTCAAAGCCTTCGTCGCTGTCTATCTTTCTACTATTTAATTCGTTTCTAGTTGGCCCTTCTGTTAATCTAGCATAAGAGCCATCCATTCGAACATTAATATAGTCACCGTCCTCTAGACAGCCACCATGACGAGCTACAATAGGCACAAGCTTTCTGTTGTATGATTTTTTACAGCCATTTTCTATGTCTTCGGCCTGTTCTTCTGCTGATTTTGTTTTAAAAATAGTAAAACTAGTACACAGCCAAACTAATCTATCAGAACCAGAGGCAACGTCGGAAGATTCTTTTGTTACGCCATCCCGATTAAGCTGAACAAAGCTTAGACACGGAACATCGAATTTCACGCAAAAATTATGAAGTTGGGTAATAAGGAATCCAAGAGCCTGATATTCTTGCATATCTTCAATGCTATCAGAACTCATTAATTTTAAGTAGTCATAAATAATGATACAATCTTTTGTTTTGCCGTTTTCATCAAAACCAACATATTGATAAATCCACTTTCTCATAGAAGAAAGAATAGATTCAAAGCTTTCCCCGTCAATGCTTAAATAATGATATGGAATTTCTTTTATTTTTTCGCCAGCCTCTTTAACTTTTTTAGTTTGAATTTGGCTTTCTGCAAATTT